GAATTTCTTAATCCAGACGCAGTAGATAGAGTATCTTATGTTACTCTTAAAGACCCGTTAGGTCATGCGACTGCATTTAGGAAGTCAGCACAATTACTTTCGTCTTGGAAAGACGGAGATGAAGATTTAGGTTCAGTTAAAAACTGGACTAATAAAGATGTTCTTGTTATTGATAGCTTAACACTCATGGGCGAATCAGCCTTGAGAGGTGCATTAGTATTTAATAATAAGAAACCCACCGACCAGGCAACGCAGCCAGAGTGGGGCACGGCAGCACGAGATGTACAGAATGTAATTCAGTACCTTACAGGGAGTGAAGTGCCATGTAATGTTATCATAACTTCACATATGCAATATATGGAGGGAGATATGGGTGTGTCAAAAGCATACCCTACAAGTGTTGGGTCTAAACTTTCTACCAAGATCGGCAGATACTTTAACTGTGTTTGTCGTATTGATACGAAAAGTTCTAGCAAAGGCACGGAACGTACTCTACGCACAGTATCAGACCACCGCATGGATTTAAAAGTAACAGCACCTAGTCTAATTGAGCCGAACGCACCTTTAGACTTACACAAACTTTTTGATGCTATACAAAAGAGTGCAAAGACTAAACTTGGGGGAGAAGCCCCTAAGGTAACAGCAAAACAAGGAGGTTAACCTATGAATGATATTGCTGATTTTTTAAGTATGACGCCCAATGACACACCAGAATCGGTGACATTGCCAGAGGGCAGTTATGACTTTGTCATTAAAAGCTACCGCTCAGACAGAGTGGGAGAAAACCAAACACCGTTGGTACGTATTAACGTAAAAGCAGTGAGCGTGATTCAATCTGATCTAGACGAAAGTCAGTTAGATAATGCAGAAGGCACGAGACTCGAGTTTTGGGTAACACCAAATGCTATGAAGTTGAACAATCCTGCGGCTTCACTTAAAACGTTTGTAACCAAAACGTTAGATATGGATCATGATATTCCATATGCTCAATCGCTTGAAATGGCTATTGGTCAAACCTTTTCTGGTGTTGTAAAACACGAAATGGTTGGTAGAAATAAAGATATTCTACAAGCAACAATATCTAGAATAATTAATAAATAGTTATTCATGAGTGAGTATGCAGTTTTAAATCGACTTGACTCTAAAAAGTCACAGGGTAAAATGTTCATAGCAATAGTTATGGATCATCCTTCGACAACAGAGGCTCGATTAAATACAATCTTAGCTGGGGGCACAGGTGATATACTGAAAGGTATGTGCAAACTTGCCTCCATCAATCCAGATGAATGCCTACTCACTCACACTTTTCAATTAAAACCCGCACAAGATAACGTAGCAAATTTCTTTCACAATAGACTTGCTTATAAAAAGTTATGCAAAGAACAAGAGTGGAGATCGCCTTTCCCACCAACAGGTCATGGGTTTCTTAAACAAGAAATGGAACAAGATGTAAGGCGGTTATATAAAGAGCTTAATGAAGTAAAACCTAATGTAATTATTGCAATGGGTAGTGCTTCGTTATGGGCACTGACAGGGCTTGATAAGATTGGTACATATAGAGGTTCGGTAATGAAATGTAGTGATGGATTGCTTGAACAAGATTGCAAAGTCGTACCGACTTACAGCCCCAGTGCGGTTATTAGAAATTTTGAATTTAGACCTGTAGTAGTTGCAGATTTAGTCAAAGCAAAAGAAGAATCATTAACACAAGAATTAATAAGAGATGAACGTAATCTTTATTTAGAACCTTCATTACAAGATTTAGAAGATTTTGAATCTGAATTTATACATAAAGATAATGCAGATGAACCATTAGCATTTGATATTGAAACGGCTAATGGAGAGATTACGTGTATAGGATTTGCCCCAAACAAGAATACAGCTTTAGTTGTACCTTTTATAAAAAAGGACGGAGAGTATTATTGGAAATACCAAGATGAATTAAAAGCATGGCAATGGGTCAAACGTATACTAGAAGATACTAACATTACGAAAGTAGCCCAGAACCAAACGTATGATGTTTCATGGCTATCGTTCAAAAAGAACATACAAGTTTCTGGCGTGACACATGATACAATGCACGCCCACCACGCCTATCAACCCGAAATGCAAAAGGGTTTAGGATTTCTCGGCTCATTGTACACAAATGAGAGTGCATGGAAAACATTAGCCAAGTTTTCACAGAGCACAAAAGCCGATGAATAGTGAAGCGACCTCAATACTTTTCGGCTGAAAACATAGAGTCCGAAAATCGGAGTGTTGAGAATCACATACAGTTGTGGCGTTCGGTATTAGATCAAGCGTTGCAAGACATGCAGTATGAAGGTACTGTAAAAGAGTTTGTAAATTATAGGAGAGACGCTAAGTTATGGTTTAGATATAAGAAAGAAGATTTTGAAGAAGTATGTTACTTGGCAGAATTAGAGCCATTAAGAGTGAGAGAAGATTTTTATAAGGTCATGGGAGGTTACGATGAAATCTGGCGGAAAGATTAAAGATATATTAAGCACCGCTGAAAAGATATTAGAAGGTGCAAGAGAAGACGAGTATGGGGACAAGAGAACAAATCACGACAACATAGCAAGACTTTGGAGTGCGTATTTAGATAGAGATATACAAGCACGAGATGTTGCAATCCTCATGGTATTATTAAAAGTTGCGAGAGCAAAATTTGGACACCCGAGTATGGATACATATATAGATATGGTAGGATACTCAGCAATAGCAGGAGAATTAGCACATGAAGATAATCAAAAACACGGAGATACCTCATCTAAAGTTAGATGATGATCAAACATTGTGGGCATACTGTGCTCTAGATTGTGCTTTAACAAATGAGTTGTGGCACAAAATTGATGATAAACTAGACGACATTACACGTAAGACATATGAGTTTGAAGTAGCCAGTATTGGGCCCGCTTTATCGATGATGTTGCGTGGTCTTAAAGTTGACGAGGAGGTCGTGCGAACAATACGTGCCCCTCTAAAAGATCAGAGACTTAAATTAGAACGTATGTTAAATTTATTTTCTAATGCTGTCTGGGATAAAGATCTTAATCCCGCTAGTCCAAAACAATTACAAGACTTATTGTATGTACATTTAGGTTTGCCTAAAGTTATTGCTAGTGTTAAAGGTAAACAAAAAGTATCTACTGACAAAGAAGCATTAGAACATCTAGCTGAACATTACCCTAGAGCAAAGCCGTTTTGCAATACTATATTAGCATTACGAAATATAGACAAACAACTAAATGTATTAGATACTACAAGAGATGATGATGGACGTATAAGATGTTCTTATCAAGTGGCGGGTACAAAAACAGGACGTTGGTCATCCAAGGAATCACCATGGGGCACAGGTACAAATTTACAAAATATTACTAAAGATATGCGTGAAATGTTTATACCAGATGACGGTATGACAATGTTCTATGCAGATTTAGAACAAGCAGAATCAAGAGTAACAGCTTATATATCTGGAGACGAAGGGTATATCAATGCGTGTGAAACATCTGACTTACATACTGAAGTTGTAAAAATGATTTGGCCTAATCTAGGTTGGTCTGGTGATCCAGAACAAGACAGAGCATTAGCAGATACACCATATTATCATCAGTACAGTTACAGAGATATTTGCAAAAGAGCAGGACATGGTACAAACTATGGTGTGTCACCACACTCACTAGGTAGACAAATAAAAATAAAAATATCACAAGCAACAAAATTTCAGTTGCTTTATTTTGGAGGTGTGATACAATTAGATAAAGTAGAAAAATGGCACAAGCAAGATCGAGAGGGTGGCTTTAAAGAATTACTAGACAATGGTAATATCATAGGCACAGGCCCTCACGCTCAGTTACAAATCCCAGGAGCATTTCCTGGCATACGTACTTGGCATGATAAAACAGCTAACAAGATTCAATCTACTGGTACGTTGATAACACCTTTTGGTAGACGTACACAGTTTTGGTCTAGGTTAGATGACGCAGCCACGTTGCGGTTAGCTATTGCTTATGTACCACAATCTACAATAGGAGATTTATTAAACTTAGGTTTGTATAGAGTTTGGCAAGAACTACACTCACAAGGTGTGGAAATATTAGGCCAAGTGCATGATGCAATTTTAGGACAAATGCCTACAGAACAAGTAGATGAATTGATACCTAAAATATTAAACTGTATGCATAATCCTTTGACTGTTAATAAAAAAGAAATGCTTATACCATCCGATTGTGAGACTGGTGTAAATTGGAAAGCAATGAAGAAATGGAGACCAAGTGGTTAGAAACTATACTGATTATTTAAAAGCTAGTGCAGATGCTTTAAAAGGTAGTCCTATACCTAAGCCATTTGCTGTGTGGTCAGCTTTGTCTGCAGTAGCGGGGGCACTTGGTAGAAGAGTGTGGTTTCCTATGGCTAACTATGATATTAGAAGTAATTTATTTATTACACTCATAGCAAATCCTGGCAGAAATAAGTCCGTCTCTTTAATATTACCTTACTCAAAAGTGTTTACTAAATTAACTACACCTGTAGGAACTACGGAAGATGATTCTAATTTTAATTCTGGTCTAGATAAATATGGGTTACGTAAATATCCATTATATTCTATACAGGATAGGATCACACCAGAAAAATTGGCAGTAGATATGTGTAAGTTACAACGTATTGATATGCGTTTAAGTAGCCCACAGATTGAGGAATTTCATGATGCTTCTGTAACTCTAGTTACATCAGAATTTGGTGCGTTCATGTCAAGAACAGATAGGTATTTACAGATGTTTCTTACTGATATGTGGGATAGTAAAGATTCTTATAGTCATAAAACTAAAACTGCTGGAGAGTATGTGATTAACGGGCCTTGCTTGAATTGGATAGCGTGTGCTACACCAGAACAATTTGTAGAGAACTTGCCAGAAGATGCTAGATCACAAGGTTTATTATCAAGAATGATACCTGTGTTTTATGATGGGCCGAAAATTGCTCAGAGTTTATTACAAACTAAAGTATCAGATAATACAATAGAAAATTTAAGACACGATTTAGGTGCGATAGCAAAAATGTATGGGCCAATGACATTTGATCCAGATTGTTTTGATGAAGTAAACGCAGATATAGAAGCGGGTATTCCACCAGAACCTACTGCCCCTCATCTAGCAGAGTATAATCAAAGAAGAATATCACATCATATAAAAGTGGCTATGTCAGTATCCGCTTCTAGACGAGGTACAAGAAAGATAATGCTAGAAGATTGGGAGTATACAAAAGAACTAATGCGTGATATGGAAAAGCATATGCCAAAAGCATTAGAAGGTTTTGGTATGGGCAGAACAGGTAAGATTGCATATGATATGACTGTCTGGTTAAACGATACGCTATTTAGTAATGGTAGATCACATCTACTTATTAAACATTTTAAACGTGAGTTACTACGCAAGATTCCAAACCCTGGTGAGTTAACACAAACTATACAGGCTATGGAAGATTCGGGTTACATTAAAGTTGAAGGGAATTTGGTTTTTCCATGCCGAAAAGACGTAACGTAATCCGTAAATTAAAGTGGGCCAAAGCTCTTGATGAACGCCCAGACTTTATCCCCATGACAAAATCTCGTGGTGTGAAAAGAGCTGGCCAACTTTATGAAAATCGTATAGCTAATTATGTAAAAGCATTATATGGTGAAGACCGTGTATTGCATGGACAATGGTATCAATTCGAAGATGGGAGAGGTATGGGTTGGTGTCAAACAGATATTATAATTAAGCCAGATCAAGACAGTAAAGTATTAATTGCTTTGGAATGTAAATTAAAAGCAGTGAACAAAGCTGAAAGTCAACTGAAGTATTTATATTTACCTGTACTACAACGGTTGTACCCAGACTATGACATAAGACTAATACAAGTATGCAAAAATCTCAACAAGGATTTAGATTTGTTTATGATCGATTCTCTCGAAGATGCATTTAGTCAAGAGGTAGAGTGGGACTATGCGACAATATTTTTACGAAGTCTGCTATGATTGTTGTTGCTATTAATTATAAAAGATGTTATACTAATCGCTTTCCTAAAAATTAACAAACAAACAGAGAGAATATGAAGATTAAACCACCGACCCCTGACTACGAAAAAGATAAGTTATTAACCAAATTTGGTACAGAAATCCTAAAGGACAGATATATGCTGCCTGAGGAGAAATCACCTCAAGATGCGTTCGTGCGTGCTGCTGCAGCATTTGCTGATAATGCAGCCCATGCCCAAAGATTGTATGACTATGTGTCAAACCAATGGTTTATGTTTGCTTCTCCTATTTTATCTAACGGTGGTACAGATAGAGGATTACCAATTTCTTGTTTCTTGAATTATGTTAATGATAGTAGAGATGGTTTAGCAGAGCACTATACTGAGAATATCTGGTTATCTAGTATGGGAGGCGGAATAGGTGGTTATTGGGGTCATATTCGCTCACAGGGACAGTCTACGAGCAAAGGTAACAAAACTACAGGGGTAATTCCTTTTATGCACGTAGTGGACTCTCAAATGATCGCATTTAACCAAGGGGCAACTAGACGAGGATCATATGCTAGTTATATGGATATATCACACCCAGAGATTGTAGAGTTTATTGAAATGCGCAAACCTGCAGGTGGAGATATTAACAGAAAGAATCTTAACCTGCATCATGGTGTAGTAGTATCCGATAAGTTTATGAAAGCTATGGAAAATGATGAGACGTGGGATCTAATTGATCCTAACTCTAAAGAAAAAGTAAAGACAGTAAAAGCCAGACAATTATGGATTAAAATCTTAGAAGCAAGAGTTTCTACAGGTGAGCCATATATTATGTTTGGAGATACTGTACAAAGAGGTTTACCCAAAACACAAAAAGATTTAGGATTAAAAGTAACACACTCTAATTTATGTAGTGAAATTACATTAGCTACAAGTGAAGATAGAACAGCAGTATGCTGTTTATCTAGTGTTAACGTAGAAAAGTTTGAAGAATGGAAAGACAATGAATTATTTATAGATGATTTAATGCGTATGTTAGATAATGTACTTAGCTATTTCATTGACAAAGCACCTTCACATATGTGGAGAGCGATAGCTAGTGCAAAGTCAGAAGATCTGTTGGCTTAGGTGCTATGGGTTTTCATACGTTTTTACAAAGTAAAGGTGTACCTATGGAGTCAGTTGTGGCAATGTCTTGGAATAAAATTATATTTAAACATATACATACTAAAGCATTAGAATCTAATTTAGTACTAGGTAAAGAGCGGGGTTCTCCGAGTGATATGAAAGGTACAGGCAAACGTTTTGCTCACATGTTAGCTATTGCACCAAACGCAAGTAGTTCTATTATATGTGGCGGAGTATCCCCAAGTATAGAACCATTACGTGCTAATGCATTTACACAAAAAACATTAAGCGGATCGGCTCTAATGAAAAACCCTAATCTTGAAAAACTTTTACAAGAGAAAGGTTTGAACAATAAACAGACGTGGCAAAGTATCATTACTAATAAAGGATCAGTTGCACACTTAACAGAATTATCTAAAGATGAAAGAGATACCTATAAAACAGCAATAGAACTAGGACAAGAATGGCTTGTTGATCTAGCTGCAGATAGACAAAAATATATATGTCAAGCACAAAGCTTAAATTTATTTTTTACACCAGATGTGAATGTACGTAAACTAAATAACATACATAAAAGAGCATGGTCTAAAAAATTAAAAACATTATATTATTTAAGAAGCGAAGCTATGAACCGTGCGGAAGTAGTAGCTAATAAAGTAGAACGAGTAGTAAGACAAGATGCAGAAGAAGAATGTTTATCTTGCCAAGCTTAATATAGAAAGAGAAAAGAATGTCAGTATTTGAAGCAAGAGATTATTATAAACCATTTATGTACGAGTGGGCTT